TTGTTTCCTATTGTTGCAATGGAAACTATTTGTCCATTTATGTATATTTTAACCCCCGATATATCAGAACTTCCGTTATACGTAACAATAATATTATACCATACATTTAACGATAATGGTATATTTGTTTGTGCATAAATATAATTAACGGGTAGTACATTATTTGCAAGTATAAACCTTACTCTTCCGTCGGATTCAATACCAAGCTGAAGCCCTCTTCTTATTGCTCTGTCAAATTTTGCTACAACGGGGGAAAAAAGCAAAGGGTAAGATTGTATTTTTACCCATGTAGAAATTGAAAAACTATCAGTTCTTTCAAGGTCAAAAGCCACGTTATTTCCGCAATTAATAGATTCATTTACCCCGTCAAAAAGTAAGCTTTTACACGTTTCGGAGGTTGGCACAATATTCTGACAATCGGCGGCGGGTAATATTGGAAACGTTCCGCCCTTCGATAAGCATTGTTCCAATGTAAATTGTACATCTATTGCGAAAAAATCAAAAGGATATAAATAGTAATTTTTTAACTTGTTGTAATCGTACTTTCCAAAGATTGTATTTATATCTTGGTTGACCATTCGCAGCGGTTCTATCCACAACAAATCGCCGTCATAAATCCCGCCCGTAATTTTGCCCCTTGTCGTTATTTCCTTTTCCAGTATTGGCAGCACTAAAATAGAATCAGTACAATTATCAATACCCAGCTTGGCAAGGTTTAACCAGACAACGAGGCGGGCGGTTCCCTTAAATTTTTTGCGGTAAAAATCACGGGTTTTTGTCATGCCAGAGTTTTGCATAGGGCTTACCATTTCCCAATAAATTACGCTCTTTTTTGTATCGTCTGGGACTAAGTTTTGATATATGCCAATATTGGCACAATCCACGCCCGTAACATTGCACGCCAGCGGGTACCGTTTTACTATTCCCGTTTCGGTTCCGTTGCCCTCAGCAATGTTAATCGTTCGTACTATCCCAGCGTATCTATCTACAAAATCAAGGGGCTGGATTTTGGGGCTTAAAATAGTGTCAATTAAGTATTTTATTTTCATTATAAAAATCTGTTTATAGTTCCAAAAATCCGTTCACGGTGGGCCTCGGTGGCGAACTCAATTTCTTGTTCATTGGCCTCTATTATATTGCCGTATCTGGGTTGTTGCCACGCCAAAATATCTTGGCTTCTGGCATCTTGCCCGCCGAGGGTTACCGTAGTTGTTCCCTCAGCATTTTGCACTTGTACCACGCCCGTACTTTTCCACATATCGCCAGTAAAAGAAAAATTTATATCCCCAGAATCACGGTTATTAAGTTCCCGAAACTCGGCGTAACTTATAAACCAATCCCCCGCCCGTATCTCGTCCTCGGCACCGTCAACTATTGACTTCCCGTAAAAATACCATTGAGGTAATAAGGCTTGTGAGTACTGGCCAAAAGCGGAGCCGTCAGCGTTTATTTTTTTATCTGATACCCTTGTTCTTACTTGCTTCATTATCTCGCTCGCAATCTGAATAGTATCGTCCTCACGGCGGGCGTTTAGTTCTTCAGCTATCAACTTTAATTTTACGGCGAAATCTAAAAAACTCATAATACAAAATTTAAATTTAACAACAATCTTTGGCCAAAAATTCCTCACTCCAAAGTTCTATAAACTGGGTGCCCGTGGCCGAGTCTGTTAATATCATGTTTATAACATACCGCCCGTCTGGTACTGCCAGAGCGAGCAAGTTTGTATCGTCCACTTGCCAAACAATCTGAGCCACCCCGTTAACCGTCACCCCCGTGCTTTGTGGAATACTTACAGATTGTACAATCGTGCCAGTAAAAACGTTATTCCCTTGTGTGATTATATAATCAAAAGAACTTACCGTATCGTATAAGGCGGGCACAAAAAGTTGAAACGTTGGTATGCGGCGGGGTGGCACCGTCCAGAGCCCAGAGGGGGCATTAAAACCCTCGTTCATAAAGCTAAAAATATAATCGTTATTATCATAGAATGGTAGGCCGCCCCCTTGGTGGCTTGCCGTGCATCTGTTTAGTATGTTTATGCTGCTCATTAGTACATAATATTTAAGGTCATAAATCCCGTTGCTGGGTTAAAACTGGCGCTTTGTAACTGGCCCTCTGTAAAGTTATTCCCTATAAATCTACTATAAGGGGCAAAGAAAAAGAAACAACATAAAGGTATCTCAATTTGTTGTAATTTTTTTATCGGTTTCAGCTTACTAAAGGCCGTATTTATAAAGTTCATTTCCCCTTCTGGGAACGGTCTGTAAAATTTAAAGAATTTATCTTGTAGGTTCGCCATACTTTGGGGCATATTTGGCCCGTAATCCCCCGTAATTGCCCCGTTTTCGGAACGTGCGCCGCTTGGGTCTACATTGCCCAGAGGGGCCAGAGAATCGGGCGTTATTGTAACTATCCCGTCGTTCGGGTATTGGTCTGGGTCTGTTAAAATACTTTCAACCTCACTATAAAATTTTGATGTATTGTAGGCCTTCACCCCCTCGGCGCAATCGTTATTATAAACTATATCCACGCCCGTATAATCAATTGATGAATCAAGGCTGGGAAATTCCTCAGCTTTTGGTATGTCGGAATTGTCATACTCATAGTTATTTTTAAGCCTCGTATATTTGCCGTTTTGTATTGCCGTTAAGTCTGTTAAAACTTGATTATTTAAGTCGTTATAATGCTCAATAATTAGCCGTTTTGTTCCCTCGTCAACCCTCCAGAAACAATTTAGTTTTGAACTTATATAACTTTCCAATAACTCTTTTAAAGTAATATTTTCAACGGTGGCGGGCTCGGTGGCGTCTGGGTCTTTTACATCGCTGATTGAATGTAATTGTATGCCCTCGGTGCTACTCGGACTTTTGCCAGTAACGGGGTTAATTAGCTGAGTTAAAAAGTTACTTTGTACGTCAAGTTCTGGGCATGATTTATTGAGCCCTAAATTTAAAACATCTACCAAGGGCCGCCCGTTGTCAATGTCGGTCACGGTTGTTGTTATTGTGTTGGCATCTATCCAATATGCGAGGGTAAGGCCCCCGACGGTGTCCTCTTTTGGTTCGCCGAATGGCTGCCAATCTTCGTTCCCCACGGTGGGCGGTGTGGGTGGTATGCAAGCGGGTGTTCCGCAGCCCGTGCCCGTCATTTGTATAAGGGGCAAAGTTAAAAATCGGGGCGGGGTTCTATACCATTGACTTAAATTTTCGGTGGCGCACTTGTCAACAAACAACGACCAGCCCGAGCCCGTGGGCGGTTGTATCTCGCCCCCTTGACAATATACCGTCACAATCTCACGGGCGAAAAACACCACGGTGGGGAACGAATCAGAGCCGAAACATTGGGGCCAGAATGGTAAATTATCACAAGCGAGGGAAACGTTTGGCAACCCCAGTTCCCAGCGGTATTCAAATTTCGATAAGTCAAGGGCGTATATAGATTCCACCACCGTGGTCACCTCTAAAATATTAAAATTCCTATCGTAATTATCTGTAAGGCATTTATAAAAACTATCTTGGTTCGGGCTCACCTCAACTTGTTTTTTATCTGGCATAAATTTACAATCCCGAATAGTAAAATACCCGTACCAGATTACAAATGTACCCTCGCCGCAAAACTCTTTAATCTCAAGGTTTATTTTTTGGCATTCTGAGTTTAAAAGTATGTAATTATAAGCGGCATTTTTAAAATTAATTGTACCGTTTAATTCCTTAGTATATTGATAGCTGCCCGCCTCTTTTACTAAGTTAATATCCAACGTAAAATCCCCCGTATTAAACGGCTGGTATTCGGTTCCATTAAGGTAATATTTATAAATAGTACTCATTATATTTTATCAAATTTTGAGCGTTCCATATTTGGGTCAACTCGGCGGGCCAGAGGCCAAGAAACCCAATCAAAATCGTGGCGGCAATTCCAGCCGCCCATATCAATTAAAATATTATTATTCTCTTTTCTGCCTTGCCAGTCGGCGGGTGTATGGTTCCAGCTTAGTATCGTTTCACGGTTGTAAATGTTACCGCTCCGCTCACTACAAAAAACCCTTGTTGTTTTTATCTGGCCGCCAGCATAATAGGCATAATTCAAATTTAACTCTTTACTGAATTGCTCGTCCAAGCTTCTTGAGTACCCTTGAAATTCGTCATACCCGTTTTTATAGTGGTATGATGTAAGGCCGCCCAGCTTCTCACCTTTGCCCTTTATCTGGTCGGTTAACAAAGTACTTAAATCCGTTGTTCTTGTTTCAGTAATAATATTATTCCTTATTGTTTGTTGTAATCCCCTTACAACCTCGTTATTATCAAAAAGTTCGTCCACAAACCCGTTCGTAATCGTCTGGCCTCTACCAATTATTCTACTTTGTGCCGCTGGTGTCGGCTCAAACTGGCCGTAATACCTATTTGAATGCTTGTTTACGCCCTCAAATTGCTTTTCGTAATACTCAAATAGGGCAAAGTTTACAACCTCCTTAATGAACCGTTTTAAGCCGCTGGCCTTATTTACTTTTTTAAGGTTGGCCGCTGAGTTAATTACCCTATTGTTTCGTATCTGTAAACTCGGTATAAATGTACGTAAAACATACGAATTTAGTTTACGTTCTTGGGTTCTTGTTTTTGCCATTAAACCAGACTCGGCCGCCCTCAGAAATGAAGACCGCCCCCGTGCTATTTTTTTTAAGTCTGTTATATTTGGCAACATATTTTATTCTGTTTCGGTTTCGTCGTCGGGGATATTAAAACCCCTAATTTCACGTATTGAGTTTTGAGATACGGCCATACTTGCCATTGCCTCGGCTCGCTCTTGTATTATCTGTTTTTGGCGGTTATAATCTAATAATAAAAACGCTGGTTCGTTGGCTACTATATCCTCGGTTATCTCTTTAAAGTTCAATAGTAGTGCCTTCTGAGGGCTCGAATCTGGCAGCGATAAAACGATATTTTGTTTTAACTCTGGTGTCAAATTACTAAACGGCTCAAATTTTCGCATGGCATTATAAACAGACATATAACTCGAATCGGTTCTATTCTGTTTTACTACTATCCTTTTGTTAATATTTTCGATTACCTCTGGGCTGGCGCCCGCCTCTTTTGCCAGCTTCAAAAGTTGTATTAAATAATCCTCAGATTCCAAGTCATATTCATTGGTATAAAGTAGCTTAGTTTCTATATCTGTTATGCCTAAACTCTGGGCCATTATATCCACCGTAAAAGTAAACATTTTGGCGGGGGATTTTGTGAACTCAAACATACTATCTTGGGCGGTATCATAATAGTTTGTTATCTGGGTGGCCGTTGCCATTCCGCTTTGCTGGTGGCTGATATCAACACCAAAAACCGCCTCGGTAATTTTGGGGGTGTACTCGCTTACATCCTCCTTTTGCTGCTTAACAATATCGAAAGGAATATCCACATAAAAGACAAAATCTTTCGGGCTTATTGTTATGTTTTCGCCGTCCTCGGTTGGTAGTTGTACCTCTATTACATCTTGGCTTGATGTATGAACTTTTTTGCCCGTGCCAGAACAAGAGGGGCAAGTACTTTTTGACGGGTGTAAAATTCCCCCTTGGCATATACTATGCGAATCATCTTGGTAATCGCAAGGCGTATAATATTGGATTTTTTGTAAAAAGGCGTGTAAAGTTAAGCTTAAATCATATTCACTCCCACGGTTAACAAGTTGTTTATATTCCTCGGTGGCACTATCCCAGAAACTTACGTAAGTATCTTTATCTGTTTTCTTATCGAAATTATACCCGATTCTGGTTACTGGTACGGCGCCCGTTTCTGACGGCTCAAACATTACAAGATAGGTTTTATTATCTATGTTTTCGGCCTCGCCTAAGTAGCCGTCCTCGTCTGTAAATTGGTCGTAAAAGTGCGAGTATTTTTGTACCGCTGGGTTCAATTCAATTGCCGTTTGTAGGCCCTCAGAACTAAAACAATAAAAGATATTTATTACCTTATCACAAGTACTTTTATCTTTCTGGTATCGTACCGTTTCCGTTAACTGAGTGCAACAATATTTTATCCGCCCTTTATCAATCTCGTAATCCAGTACCTCAGAACTTTTAAACACGAAAGGGGCGAAATTATCCACCTCGTCGGCTCTGGTATGTTGCACCCAGTAAAAGGCGTTCGGGTCTATATTGTTATAAAACAAGGCGGATTCTTCACACCACGTCAATAAGGTTTGGCCGTCCTCGCCGTAATCTTTTGTATATTGCCCTATTTTTGCACTTTCGCCCTCGTCGGTGTGTGATATATCAAAAGCTAATTTATCCGCCCTAAAAACACGTTTAAAAAAGCCCTCTATCTTTCCCGCAATACTTTTAGTTCTGTTTTGTGTTATCCGTACCCGTTGTTCCTTTTGTTTGTCGGTTTCTCTGGGCTTATAATTTACTATCAATTCCCCGTAACCCGTGCCCGTTACAATCTGGTCGTAAAAGTGGCTCAGCCTCACGGTATATTCGTAATGTTTATGTTTGTACCCTTTTATAACTTGTTTTAATTTGTTATTCATTGTTTATTTTTTTCGTAATAATGTGCCGTTAAAAGTACCGTAAATTTAAAGGCGTAAATTATTATTATTGCCGTTATTGTTATACTCATTACTTTTTAATTTTTGCCAGATATCCCGTACTTTTTGGGTGACATAAAAAATATTCAAACGCTTGTAACATGTGCCCCCTCGGTTCAATTCCTTCTCTGTTTTTGGGCTTGGCTAATTTCCCGTTCTGGTCTTGTGTACATTCTTGTAAGTCTTGTACTAACTCTTTACATTTTGGGTCTATCAATATTCGTACTGGATAACTACCCGCCAACAACTCATTTAAAAATACTCGGCGGCCCAGCATTCCCGCCCCTATGCTTCTATATTGTGGGTTTCGGTTTGGTATTCTTTTTTGTACGTTGTGCCGTGCTGAGATTGATAAACCACTCATTAAATCACTAAACAAAGTTTTCGTTTTTGTCGTGCCAAGGGTGGTACTTATTCCCGTATTATTGTTTCCGCTGGCATCGCCGTATAGAAAGAAACCGTCCTCAATTTGCGGGTATTTTGATTCAAAGAATTTTCCCAGCGCTTGGGCTGAGTTGTTCGGGCTTGATAGGGCAAATTGGTGTATAATAGTTATTTCCCAATATTCTGAATAGTTATTCCAGAAACCGTCCTTTATATATTCCATTTGTATTGCTAAGCCCGTCATATACGGGGCGGTATTAAAATCCACCGTATAATGTAAAGGTACAAAATTTTTATAACTTATCTCTTTTACTATACGGCCATATTTAAAACCCGTTGCATATTGAGTAGATTTATTTGGTTTGGGGTCACCTTGATAAAGGGCGTTGAACGTTCTGGGGTTGGCTTTGGCTATCGCCATTATCTTTTCCTTTGAGTGGCGTTCTGGCCAGAGGGCGGCGCCGTATTCTCTTGGGTCTTTGTCGTGGGTGGTTGTTTGTTTTATGGCCTCTAATCTTAATACCGTCCAGCCGTCGGGCATCTTTTGTAATATCTTGCCGCAAAGGTCGTTCTTGTGCCAGCGGGTCATGGTTATTAATTGCTGGCTATCGTTATGCAAGCGGGTTAAAAGTACGTTGGTGTACCATTCCCATTTTCGGTTCTGGTCGGTTACTGAGTTACCCTCAACGGCATCTTTTACGGGGTCATCAATTATAGCCACATCAACAGAGGTGCCAGTTAAGGAACCGCCCACCCCCACGGACTTATAAAACCCTCGGTATTCAATCGTTTCAAACATATCTGAGTTACGCAAGTAGTTACCCTTACTATCGTTTTTGATATGCTTGGAATTTATCTTGGTTTTCGGGAATACTTGATTGTATATTGTATCATCTATTATTCGTTGTACATCACGGTTAAAACTGGTTGCAAGGTCTGAACTATACGAACACCCTACAATCTTTAAAAGGGGGTTTATGCCGAGCATATAAGCGGGGAGGCGGCGGCTTGTTAGTTCACTCTTGCCGTGCTGGGGTGGCATGAATACCATAAGTTTTTTTATCTCACCTCTGGCAAACTTTTGTAAGTACTCAGCCAAAAGGGCATGGTGCCAGTTTGTTGTATAATCGTCCTTTGTAAAGGTTACAAAATTAAGAAATTTCCTCTTGGCTCGTTCCGCTTGTATCTGGTTGTATGAGGGAATAAAGTTTTGTAAGCTGGTTAAGTTGTTCATCGCTTAGGTTTGAAAGGTCAAAACTTGTTTTTTGGTCTATGTTTTGGGCTATCTCTTGCATCACTAAGGCCTTCCCGTTGGCCCTATCAAGCATTTTTTCCATAATATCAAAAGCCCTATCCCCCAACATTTCACCAGCTAAAATTCTATACATCATCGGGTAAGTTTTATCTTTTGATATTTCAGATAGTTTTTTTTGTGGCAACGATAAAAAAACTTGATAGATATTTTTTATCATGTTTCTTGTTACTTGTTCGCCTTGTTCCCTTAGTTGGTCTAAAATTTTAGAAACCATTTTTTTTGGTCGCCCTTTTGGGTTCCCGCTCTGGCCCTTTTTGAAAGGCTTGGC